TTGTCCACCAGCAGCAACGCGTGATTGGAACACTTCGACCGATACTGCCAAAATTGCTGATTCAATTGGCGCACTGTTTGCGTAAATTTCGGCAGCGGAATAACCTGAAAGTGTCGCAGTACCCATTGGAATGATGTCGCGCAATGTGACGTTTGATGAAGTCAATGCAGCGGTAAAATGGTATTCCTTAACGTCAACGACTGTGACGGTTGCTGAAAATGGTGCTGGCAAACCTGCCACAACAACCGATTGACCAGCAACAAAATGATGTGGGCGTTGTGTGTAATAAGTCGCCACGTTTGATTCTAATTTGTAGGCGTTAACTGCTGAAGAATTTGAAACCAGCATTGGCAAAATTACGGCTTCAGCAGTGTTGATTATTTCGTCAAGATAACTGTCACTGTATAAGGAAACGGACACGCCAAGCACCGTGCGCAATTGACTTGCAGTGACAATGGCTGGCATGTCCGTTCCTTTCAGTCTGCTGCGGCGAGATCGGGAGAACCCGCCGCATGATTAGTGGTGGCGATTAAGCCTTGTTATTCTTGAACGCACCAGCAGCAATTTTTGTTGCTACTGCACCGAATGAATAAACGCCGACTGTGATTGAACCGTCTGCGGTTGATTCTGCGCGTAGTTGGTATGAAGTTCCTTCGTACCATGTGTATGCGTCAGGGTTGACGACTAGCAATGTTCCGTCCCCGTCGCCGCCGTTTGTTGGGTCAACGTATAGGTTCAAGCCCGCAACGTTGCCTGTCAAACTTGTTGGCAATGCGCTTCCTGGCTGATTGCTAGGTTGTGAAACTGCTGAATAAATTGGACGACCTGCGTCGTTCAATGTCATCAAGTTTGACCATTGACCAGTTGAAGCAATCAGGTTGCGTGCAAATGGGTTTGCAAGTCCAGCAGTTGCGCCATAAACGCTTGCCGCACCGCGACCAATAATTCCAAGCAATTCAGCGGCTGTTGGGTATGTTGCCACTGTTGTTGCGTCAAGTGACGCGTTTGAAATTAAAATGCCATTGACGTATGAGTTCTGCGCCTTAGCCATAGCAGCAACCATGTTTCGTAGAAGTTCGTCATAAAACAAAGGACTAGTCCTCGTCAATAACTCCACTGAAAATTTCTGCTGACCCGCGAACTTCTTGACGTCCACTGATAAGAACGCACTGTTTTGATCTGTTTCGTTGAACGCTGCGTCTTCTGCGGTGACTGCAACTGTTGGTGCAACTGTAATCTTAGGAATTTCAAAAGTCATTCCAGCGTCAGGCAATGCACCGCGAGAAATCGCGTCAATGCTTGGGCGAATTGTTGTTGATAGTCCGTTGATTACTTCTGAAAGTTGACGTGTTGGAACAAGTCCAGCGTTGTCTGTTGTGTTGTCTGCTGCCAAAACGTATTGGCGTGCTGATTCATCACCTGTTGCAGCAAGAACTTTGTTTTCAAGATACTTTGCAGCAGTGATTTCGATTCGTGGTGTTGCTTTCCAACCACCTACTGCATTTGCAGTTGCGGTGATTGACTGGGCGGCTTCAACCGTTTCGGCGGTTGCAGCGTCTTTGACGGTGTCTTCCACTTCGTCTTCTCCTTCTGTTGGTTTTGCTTCAGGTTCGATTGTCGAATCTGAAATTTGTTCTTCTTCTGTTGCTGCTACTGATTCAACGCGTGCTGATCTAATGGCAGGTTCAGACGTCAATGCAACGGCGGTGAGTTCACCTTTCAAAATGCGAACTGTTCCGTCTTTGAGTGTTTCGTATTCGTCAAATGCAACTTCAACACTGAATCCGTCACGCAAACCTTCGGCGGCTTCCACCAATGCGTCATTTCCCGCAGTTGTTGCCGCGATTTTAAAAGTTGCCGTCATGTTTTCGTCAGTGCTTTCAATGGAAAGTGTTTTCCCAATTCTGCGGGAACGATCGTGTTCAAGGTTAAGCAGAACGGCTTTTGGTTCAATAGAACCTTTCGCAAATTGAACTTTGCCAATTGAAGCGTTTCCAGTTTCTTCGAACGTAACAATTGTTCCGCTGATTGTGCGACTTTCGGAATCGGCGGCGGTTATTTGAAACGGCGTGATTACTTTCATAGCAGCATGTCTTCTTCCTCGCGTATTTCTTCGACCGACATTGCGCCGATACGATTTAAGATTTCATAAACTTGCGCGCGCTCATAAGGATTGCCACGCAAGAAATCGTCAAGGTCAAACATGACTTTGTTTCCCGCTGGTGTGAAATCAGCAAATGACAAACGTTGTTCAATTATGGACATGTAATTTCTGAACGCAAAGTCCACAAGATCGCGTCGTTTGTCTAAGGCGTTGGAATAGGTAAAACTGGACTGTTGTGAATCAGTGAAATACGCTGGCAAACCACACGCACGCGCCAATTCAAGTGAAACGTAATTGCGTGCTTCATTTAACTGCAAATTCTTTGGGTCGTAACCAATACTTTCAAGCGTGACGTCAGCATTTAAAAACGCGGTTGATTTATTAGCGCGAGCAGTACGCCATGAAGTCAGCAACTTAGAAATGCGATCAGGTGGCAATGAAGTTCCGTTTGATTTCAAAACCATTTGCGGAATTGGTTCATTTGCAAAATTCATTGCAGCGCGTTCAAGTGCAGCAGCAGCCTTTATCGTACGACCAGCGCGTGACAATAAACCTTCCTGTGTTCCGTTAAAAACAACAAGGTTTGCAGGGTCAACATAAGCACCGTCAATTTGATACGACTGGATTTCGTAACCCATGCCATTTGTTTGAATTGTTACGCGTTCAGGTGCAATGCGTTCCATTGCGCGAATTTTTCCTGTGTCTGCATAACGTTCCATAACGTATGCGTATGCAGCAGGAAAGAAAAATAAATCTGAAATCATCCATGACCAAAATGTTGCGCCCGGAATTCGTGGGTCTGGTTGGTTAATCACGCGCGGTTGTGTAATTTTTTCGCCAGTTGCTTCATTGCGTGTGTGCATTGGAAGTGAAGCAATTGTTTGAATAATTCCAAGCGCACGCGCACAAGTTGGAACACTCATTGCTTCGGCGCGTGACGCGGTTACTATTCCACCAAATAGAAATAGATTTCCAACTTCACTGTAATACGGCGCAATCGCAGCAGCGTCCACTTGTGCGGCTTCGACTGGAACGGCAGCGTCAGCCTTGCGTGTGAATAAGTCAATAAATGCCATGCCTGAATTGTGTCAGGCTTATACGATCAGCCAACCATGATGTCAAGATCATTGTCTGGGCGTGTCGCAAAGTGTGTTGCGAGCGCAACTGCCACTGCACCACACACGACCGACTGTGATGCCCTTCGTCCAATAACCCAACCGCCGTCACCACGACGCAATTGCACCGCAGCCAAAACTTCTTCAGACAATTGACTTTGTCCTCTGTGTTTTAAACGTCCACTGTTGATTGCTGACAACATTTCGTCGCACGCTTGTGGGTAAGCCCCGTCCATGTCGAAAATTGCAATGCCAGCGGGTGCAAGGCGGGCGGCGACCGCGCCACTGGTTTTGCGTGAGTAAAGAACGTATTCGGTTGGGTACTTGCGGGCATAGTCTGCCAATTCGTTGGCAATTGCCTTATCGTCCAACTGCAATTCGTTTGTCCAAGTGTGAAGCAACTTGACCACAAACTTTTCGTCCCCAAGTTTTTGCGCCCCAACCAAACTGGCATGTCTGCGATCAGGGGACAAGTCAATGGCAAGCCATGTCAACTTGTCCACGTCCAAGTCAACGGTTTTGTCCAAGCAATTACCCCATGAAGCCGAATCCACCGCGCTATTTATGGCAACGACCCAACGGCACAACACTTCAGTCATTACGACGTCAGGCGGGTCATTTAAAACTGACTTGATGTTGTCGGCGTGAATGAGTGTGCCCATTGACGGGTTTGCATGCCGTGCATTTTCCACGCTGATTTCGTCAGTCGGTGCTGACCATTCAAAATAGCCAATCTCATCTTCAACGCCCCCGATACTGGCAAGGGCGCGATCGCGAAACTGATTCAGCACAACCGAACTGGAATCACCAGCATTGGTGTAAGCCATGACCATTGGGTTGGCAGCCGCCATGAGCGTATAACGCAACGACGCAAAACTTTCAATGTCAGTCATTTCTCGTAATTCGTCCAAATGGATTGTCGAAGGTCGGGAAACACCGCGAGCAGCAGAACCACCAGCGCGCACAATAAATCTGTTTCCAGTGACCGTTTCAATTTCTTCACCGCCATGTTGCCAGCGAATTTTTTTGACTTGTTTTGCCAGTGAATCGTTGCCTTCAATGATTTGAACCATTGCCCGAAATTGTTCCAGCGACGTTGACAAGCGGTGCGCCGAACCAATTTGCAAGTTTTCGTCCCATAAGAACAAGCCGCCAAGAATTCGAATCAACTGCAAAAATGATTTTCCGTTTTGTCTTGCCACGACTATGCAATTGACGGGTGACGCCCAACGCCCGTCAGGTTTGACCTTGTGTGAATTTATGAGCGCAAATTTCTGCCATTCCATAAGTTCAATCTTCAAACTGGTCGCCAAGTCAACCAATTCATGCCCGCGTGAAGGTAAATCGTTCAATGGCGTGTGGATTCGCGGGGTTTGAACCCCAAACAGGGCATTTTCACGATCTGTGTCCCTACCCAAAACCGTTTGAAGCCTTTCTAAGCCTTCTTTGGTCGGTTGTTGACCTGTTATGACCTTCTCAATCATTTTCGTGGCTTCTTGAGCCGTTTTTGGGGGAATTTAAAACAG